ACTGTACAAGAAGTCCATGAAGCATGGCGGTAAGGAAGAGATGTCCGAGATGAAGGGCGGTAAGTACCGTGGTGGTAAGAAGGAAGAGATGGCTGAGATGAAGGCCATGAAGAAGAAGTCCAAGGCTAAGAAGCCTGCTAAGAAGAAGGGTAAGTAAGATGGCTGCTCCAAGAATGAAACCTCCTGTTAAGAAGAAGAAGCCTCCTGTTAAGAAGCCTAAGGTTGGTACAGTTAAGTCTCCAGAAGAAACTAGAAAGTCTATCAGCCGTAAGCAGGTTGGTACATCTCGTCCTGCACGTAATGTTACATCGCAGGGAGCAAAAGCTAGAGCACTAACTGGGGTAAATAAACCACCCGGAACTTCTCTTACTGTCACAAATAAGGGTTCACTAACAACACCGAATAAGAGAGCGGTTGTTAAAACTGGTGAACAGATTGCACAGAATGCTAGGAATGCGATTACAAGGACAGCTAATAATGCTGTTGCGGTTGTTAAGAAAGCGATTCCGACTGTTTTGAAGCCTGCAAGTCGTGGCATGAGTCTTACCAATAAGGCTGGTGGTGTAGCTACGGCTGTTACATCTATTGTCGATCCTAACTTTATGAACTTTAAAACTGAGAAGACGAAGGCAGGAGAATTAGAGGCTGCTAAACCATCTGGTTCTATGATGGGAGGGCGTAAACTTACTGATAAAGAAAATGCTGCTAATGCGTTTCGTAAGAAGGCTTCTGGTACATACTTTCAAACAGCTAAGAAGGCTTCTGTAAGCCCTACGACTGGTGCTGGTAGACCTGAGTTCCCTTCATCTAATAAGGGTAAGAAGGCTTCTGGCAATAAGTCAGGGGTTGGTGGTCCGGGTGGTGCTAGAGCACTCACTGATGCTAAGACTGATGTCAAGAGTAAGAAGACTGGTCCTGCAAACACGGCTGCTACGTCTGCTGCGGCAAGTTCTAGCGGTACATCTAAAGCCTCTGGTGTTGCTAAGGTTGGTGTTGGTAGGCAGACTAGATACCAGCGTAATGAACTTGCTATGGAACAGAAGAGATCATCGAGCAGACCTAAGAAGTCTATCTTCAGCCTGTTCAGAAAGGGTTAAATAGAATGGTTGATTTTAATATGATGAATACTGTCGCAGGAATGCGTAATGCATCTCGTCAGGGTAAAGCCAAGAAGGCTACCGATAAGATGGCTACTAGCACTAGCACCGCAAAGCCTATATCAACAGAGAAGCCTGTAACAGATACGTCTGGTACTGCTACGGGTGGTAATCGCGGAATCAATATGAAGCAGACAATAAAGCAGATGCAGTTTGGTGCTCAGATGGCTGGTAAGGGGAAGAGTACTGGCCTTGGTGTATTGGCTGGCTTCCTTGGTATGCCCTTTACGAAGAGAATGGGTGGTACAGTTATGACTGTTGATACCCGTAATCAAGAAGTAGTTCGCCCCGGTACTCCCCTTAAGGTAAATAAGAATGCTACGGTTGGTGGCTTCTCGATTGGTCCTACAGCTACTAAGAAGACAACTACTCCTGCTGGTTCAGGTATTGATGCCCCCGCTCCTGATACAGGGTGGAGACCGTCTGGTGTGAATACTGCAGGTGGTCTCATGTCAGCAGAGATGGGCGTTCCTCTCCAAGAAACTGTTGGTGTCTCGAAGAGGAAACGCTAACTTCGATTAGAACTCGTACATCTTCTTAAGAAGTCTATCTTTAGCTAGGTCAAGCTGGAGGTAGACTTCCTCTGGAGTGATGTCAGTTGACCAGCTTACCTTGAAACTATCATCCTTCCATCCGATAAGGATAAGGCTATCATAGTTTCCGGTTGCTTCTTTTAAAAGATCATCAGGATGAACCTCCAGAGTTTCCTCTGGGGGTTTTTCTTTTGTGACAAGCTTAATGATATTCTTATTAATATCTTTTTCCATTATGTAATGTCCACAATTTCACAGACACCAGCAGTACAGGCAAGAGACTGACTAGCCTTAGTCGTGTCTTCCTTTTCGTAGTCTGATAGCTTAGACCAATCGATAGTGTCTGGCATCTGCTTCAGGAGGTTATGATACTCTTCCTCAGTGCAGTCTTCATACGGTGCTTGCTTATAGATGTGATCCGAATGAGGCAGGAAGGAAAGACCAGAGGCAATATTGAAGTTATCATACAGCCAAGAGCCAACAGTAACCCACTCGTCAGGCTTAACCGAGACAGTAATGGAAGGCTTATGCTCACACCAGAACTCAGCGTAGATCTTCCAGAGGTACAAGTGTTCCGTTGCAGTCATGTCATGGCGAGTAACAGCATCATCCGGTGCCTTAATCGGGAAGCTGAACACCGTAGTATTCTCAGGCTTCATGATGTCAGGCTCATTAGGAATATTATTATCCTTCATGAACTGGGTAATAGGATCTTTGTTATCACCACGAACACGACGAATATAGTAGGGATTGTGCCGGGGATGAATACCAGAGGCAGAGTCAACAAGCTGAGAGACAGTACCAGAAGGCTTCACACAGGTGATAGCCGCAGAGACAGGGATACCAAGCTTGTTAGCCCATTCCTTATTCGTCTCGATAGCAGCTTGCTTAAGTGCAGTCAGTGCAGCCGGGAGATTACCATAAATGTTCTTACCATTCAGGATATCATGATCCATGATACCAGTCAGCGAGACACCAAGGAGTCGCTCTTCTTCTGTGTTCTTAGCCCAGATCTTCCTGAGGTAGGGGAAGTGAGTATAGGTAGCTTGGACAGTACCAAGGATTGTAGCAAGCTTAACCTTACGCTCAAGATCAACGAGCTTATCTTCCGCACGGACTACAACCTCAGTCAGATTACAGAACTGATAGGGACGGAGGATAATCTCTGAGCAAGGGTTAGTACCAAACTCATGATTGTGATCACGCCTACCGTTCTTCTCAGTGTGATTCTGTGCTGCGATACGGGAGAACATACCACGCTCACCAGTACCAGAGTCTACGAGGGAGGCCCACTCATGCAGGAAGGTACTCGCATCAGGCTTCTCAGTATAGGCTACAGAGTTGTTAGCAAGGCTACGCTGGGGATTAGTCTCCCAGAACTGACCTGTCTTAGCGTTACGCATACGGTCATCAGAGAGGTTAGACAGGGAGATCATAGCAGAGCGACGAACACCACCGACTACGACAACCTCACCGATCTTGCACATGATATCATGGCACTCAAGAGAGTTCAGCTTACGACCAGAAGCATTCTTAAAGATAGAGGTAACGAACCGGAAGAGCTGATCAAGAGGCTCAGGACCAGAGGCACGACCACCAAAGACCTTAAGCCGGGAACCAGCAGGGCGGATCTTACTCATGTCCCACTTAGGGATCTCACCGGAATACAGGAGAGAGATAAGCTGACGAAGAGCCTTAGCCCAACCTTCCTTACTGTCTGAGACAGCGATGATAGTCTGAGAGTCAAACATCTTCTCGGGTACTTCAGGGAGCTTAGAGACATACTGGCGCTCGACAGAGAACCCAACACCAGTACCACACATCAGGATAAACATAGCCTCATCGAACGACTTCATGTCATCGACAGGGAGGTAGGAACAGTTGTAAGCACAGGTATTGTCACGCTCAAGAGCCTTGCCAGCAGTCATCATAGCCCGCATACTGGGCATGATCTCAAGGTTCAGGATAGATTTCTTAAGAGCAATGTTAATATCGACAGCCTCTTCAGTCTCAGGCATCTTGGGATAAACAACATTCTCCATGAACCTATCGACAGTCTCCTCCCAAGACTCACGACGATTCTCACTGTCAATCCAACGGGCATACCGAGAGGTAGCAATAAAGGTCTGGTAATCAGTTGGAAGATTCTTCACTATCATTGGCGTAGTCATCTATGTTCCTTACATTCAGCTTATGACGTTTATAATCTTTATCAGATTCTTTTATTCGTTGTCTGTACTGTCCTTCTTCTAACTCCTTAGCAAAAGGATTATGCTTAACTATTCTCTTCTGAAAACTTTTCTTTCTCCAACCCATTGTCTATCTCTTTTAACTTGTCTAAGCGTTCTAGAATGATATCCTCAAACCTATCATAGAACTCTTCTGGGTCTAGGTCAAGGATTTCTACAAGTTCAAGAAGAGAGAACCTATCTAGAATAAGTTGTTTAAGTTCGAAACTCATTCTTGATTCTTTCCATAGAGATAAACTCAAAGTCGTACTGCCCTGCATGGACATCACGTTTAATGATAACTCCCGGCCACCACATCTTGTTAGCCTCTCCTGCGTACTCATGCTTCCTGTCGATGTAACAACCTACGACAAGTCCCATAAGTCTTCGTCCATCAGGTCCAGTCCTCTCTGCGAAATCTCTAGTGTGAGTGTGGCCCTGCGTGCAGGATACGAACTGTTTGGTGAGTAGAGTGTATGCTTGATGTTCACCGCTTGTAGCTCTACCCATGACCCCCGTTGGGAAATAGTGAGAGTAATAAACACCATCGACTTCAACAGGTTCCAGAAAAGGGTAAGCTTCCCAACCAAAGTCCGTGTATTGTAGATCCTCAACGGAGATGGTTCCATCGAGGACAGCATCCTTCTGTATAGCTTTCTCAATCCGAGCATAATCATGGTTCCCTGTTGTCATGATGAAGCGTGGCATCTTCTTCTTAGCTTCTTTAATAGGCTTGAACATAAGTTCTTGTGCGATACAAGAAGACTCGATGTCCTTCTTATACCTTCGTCCTTCGAAGCCCTTCGTACCCCTATCGTAGGAGCAGAGAGAAGGCATGTCAGCCCAGTCACCGATACAGATAACGGTATCAGGCTTGACACTAGCGATAAGCTTACCAAGGTAACTGAACCTAGACAAGTCCTCATCAGGTGCAGCATGAGGGTCAGGGATAATCAGGTGGGTCTTACTCACTATCTAGATCCTCTTCATCAATAAGACCAACTGCAATACACATATCAACTTCCATTTCCTCTAGGGCTTCAGCCCATTCGGTATCGTCTTCGTACATCTCACCGTCATCGTACTTTGTTTCGAGGTACACCTTAACGAGGGCCTTAAGTTCTTCGTACTCTTCTCTGATTGTCATGATACTCTCCTATTAGAATGAATGGTGCTGGTAGTAGGACTCGAACCCACGACCTAGTAACTTTTTCCTTCTGCATATCTAACTTTTCTATAGTGTCTTCCGTTTCCTTTATTAGCTCCTTTGTAGGTGGAAGTTTGAGAATGGCAATTAGGACAAATTAAACAAACATTATTAGGAGAGCCATCTGAACTGTTACCATTCTTATGCTCTACTTCTAATGTAATTAGTTTATTATTCCATTCACTTATACGACACACCTCACAATGATAACCTCTTAAAAAAGATAGTACTCTTCTAAGAGATCTATTATCCAGTGTAATTCTACCCATCATCCAATGTTCAGCACGTTCTTTTAACTCGTAGTCTTTTTGACATTGTGTAGAACAGTACTTTCTTATGTACTGATTTTTAGTTTTCTTTATTTCTATCTTACAGTGTATACACACTTTCATAGTTGGTGCTCCTGTCCAGAGTTGAACTGAATTATCCGGGTTACAAATCCGGTGCATCACCGCCAATGCTTCAGGAGCTTGGCCTACCCTGCACGATTCGAACGTGCGACCCACAGCTTAGAAGGCTGTTGCTCTATCCAACTGAGCTAAGGGTAGTTAATCAGGTACTCTGCCGTAGTTCTTCTCAGTACTCAAGTACAAGTAAGTTCGCTCTGCCATACTTACGTCATCCCTTAAGATTCTTCCGAGAAGCACATGGTTGCAGCGGTAGCATAACAATCCACGAATGGCTCCTGTCTCGTGATCGTGATCGACTGCAAGGTTCCTTCTCGGCCTGATCTTGTCAGGATGTCTGAGACATATAGCACAAGTTCCTCCTTGGATTTGAAGAATCGTGTTGTATCCATCCTTTGTAAGGCCAAAGTCTTTATAGATTCTACGCCATCTCTCTGGGCTATCATTGAGAGGTTTCTTTTTCTTCGTAGACTTTCGGCTCTTCTTCAACATGAGTTAGCCATACTGGGCCAGTACTGTAAATGAATTTCCTAAGTGGTACATCTGAATAACATTCTTTCTTAAAGGAACAATAGGAACAACCAGTAGGCAGTTTCATATTACCAGACTTACCCATTGGCTCAGGCTGGAAGCAACGGGTAGGTGGTGTATCCTGACTAATGACTTCTTTTACGTGAGCGATCCTAGCATTGATGTCTACCCTATCGGTATCTTCTAGTGTCATAACAGCAATGTTACCATTCTGTTTATCGACAGCAACGTAGGCACCATCGTTAATCCCTGTACCCTGAAGGTAGCCAGACAACTGAGGGATGTACGCAAAGGGATCATCCTCACGTAGGCTACCATCCTTAAACTTCTTAAAGGAGTAAGGAGAGGTACTCTTTACATCGATTAGAACACCATCAAGAACAGCATCAATGTGACCAACAATACCATCAACAGTAACCTGTCGCTGCCTGTCTGACACAGTATGACCCGCAGCCTCAGAAAGGAATAGGACAACCTCTTCGATAAGATCACCGTATAGGAACTTAAGGTATGTCGGTCCATTGAACTCTTCCTTTGGAATAGTACGATTGATTTCATACCACAGCATACGATCAGGCTTGCCAATGTTAGACATCCTCAGGGTACGCTTCTCTTCTTTAGGCTTGAGTCTGTCTAGGATAAGGGAAGCAAGCCTGATACCAAACTCGTTAGCCTTCTCTGTAAGATCTTCTGTAGTACCCTCCTCAAGCAGACGGTATACATCTTCAACGAGAGTGTTAATAGAAGCCATGCTTACCGATTATCCCCATTGCCTTGGATCTTACCCTCTGCTTTCCTCTTGCCCAACTTCTCTAGATTATGTCGGGCAATAGCATTCATAGGGAACCCATGATGACTAGCAAGACATGAGAGATACCAGAGTACATCACCCAGTTCAGAGAAGATCTTCTCCTTGAAGAGGGGAGTGTAGTCTCCAAAGAAACGATCATCTTCATCATTCCAGTACCGAGAATCATGACGAGCAGCCTTCTGCATAAGAGACATGACCTCTCCTACTTCAGCAGCAAGGCCATAGGTAAGATGCTCTTCGTTAGCGTAGATCAAGGTATCAAGGGCAGCAGTCTGGTAGTCATCGAGATCCATTGTCTAGTTCCTTAATCAATCGGTTTAAGTACCACTGTGCCTTCTTGAGATCTTCTAGTGGCTTCTTCTTGTACCTCCAGCGATGAAGATACTTCTTCGTGTTACCTTCAAGGTACCCAATAAAGTTATCGAATGGCATGTTATCTTTTAGATACTGGATGCATTCGATTGTACCGTTATTGTAGTGGGAGGGAGACTCCACAGAATCCCCCTCCTTCGGCATCTCGTCAGTCGAGTAGTACGGCAATTAAGCTTCGATCTCAAACGATACCGTCTTACCCTTACCCTTTAGCCTTCACCTCAGCAGGAGGCGGGAGTTCAGACTTAGGGAAGGGATCTTCCTCAGAAGCAGCGTCCATAGCAGCAGCGAACTCGTTAACCGGACTAGCATACTCGACAAGCTCAACGATCTTAAGGGTACCGAACTTCTTCTTCTTGTTCTCTTCGTCCCAGTCAATCATCTTGCCAAGCTTAATGACCTTACCATACTTCGGAGTATCGTAAGAACGCCAGTACACGATGCACTCAGAGTCATTACCAATCAATGCCTTCGTGCGCTTACCATTCTGATCGATGACAACCATCTCAGATTCAAACCCACCAAGATCGATGGCTGCATTACGCAGGGTGAGGAACTTACCACCATTGTTAATACGTTCCTTGCCATCCTTGATCTTCTTATCAAGGCGCAGTTCAATAAGCTTCTTCTCAATCTCAGGGGTAACAGCGAGGTTGATCTCGTAGTTACCAAACTGGGAGGGTTCTTGCACATGAGCGAAGTAAACCTTGGTACGGAACTCACCAGTTACAGTCTTCGTAGCAGTAGCCATTCGTGTAGTCTCCAGTTGTTGATAGTCATATATTAGCATATCTTGGTAGATTGTCAATGTGTTTCTGCCCAGTTGTTACCTATCTTGTATTCTCCGTCCAGTGGACAGTTCAAGTTGAAGTAATCCCCGGTATCTCGGATGGATTGTACTTGCAGTCTTCCGAGATCTTCTGCCCTTCCCTCCTCCGTTTCTGTCTGCCATTCGTCATGTACCCATACTGTCTGCTTGAACTTGATCTTATCTTTCTTCGCCTGATTATACCAGAGGAAGTTAGCCATACGCATGATGATAGTCTCACCACCCTGAAGGTAGACAGATAGAGCCTTATGCTCAGACTCAATCTTGATACGCCTACCCTCAAGGCTGACAAGGTAGCCCCGCTGTGCAGCCATAGCAGCCTTCCTCTTCAACTCCTTTAGTGCAGGAATAGAACGGAGGAAGTTATCCATAGCATCACCAGCCTGACGCACAGTGCAGTTCAGTATCTGCCCAACCTTAGCCTGACCAGCACCAAGCAACCAAGCATAGATGAAAGTCTTAGCTGTTGGTCTATCCTTACAGTACTCACCTAATGCATTCTTGTTAAAGGTATGGATGTCACCCTCTAACAAGGTCTTCGTATAGGTAGGATCGTTTAGATAGTGGGCGAGTACACGAAGTTGTATTCCCGCAGCATCTGTTCCAACCAGCTTAGAGCCTCTTGGGACAGTCCAAGCCTCTCTGCATTCGTATGCAAATAGTCCAGATAGGCCACGTTCTGTGGTGATAGAGGGGATGTTAGCCATGTTTGGGTTTTGGTGGGTGGCTCTGTGGGTAATGGTACCGGGAATGATAACTTGTCCGTGGACTCTACCATCTCCGTCCATTCTGTCGAGCCAGTCCTTTGCAGTCTTCCATCTTGTTTCAAGGATCTTCCACTTCTTAAGATCTTTAATACACTGGGGCATACTGGTACCGTCAGGAAGAGTATCAGGAATAGTATCTAGATTCTCCTGACATATCTTCCAAGACTTACCCGTCTTTGTTTGTACTGTCGGCTTCCAACCTAGCTCATCAAGACGCTTTACAATTTGATTTGGTGAGCCAAGGTTGAAAGACTCGACATCATCTTTAAGGCGCTTACCCGTTTTCTCTGAGTACCGCTCTGTTACAATCGGAGGGAAGAACTTTATGACTGCTTCTTCAATACGATTAGCTTCAGTCAGCGCACCAGTATAGATATCGGATGCAACTTCTTTATCTAAAAGAAACCCATTCCTTATTTGCTCAGAGATAATGTACTGAGTAGCATGCTCAAGGCGGATAGATTCCATAGAGAAACAAGTAAGCATACGATTAAGATGTTTATAAACTCGCTCAGTAATTTTGACATCTCGTTTACAGTATACCTTCATCTCTTCTGAATAAACGGAGAACTCCTTGAACGGGATCTTTGCTTCACAGAAACGGTCACCCCATGCTTGTAGTGAGTGGCCGTCAAGAGTTGGCTCCCACAATCTGGACATGACAAGAGTGTCGGATTGTTTTCCGAGAGGGATAGTGATTCCCCACAGACGGGACAGGACAACCGAGTCAAACGCGATACTGTTGTGCCCGATCCATTCAGCGTCATCGTTGTCTTCATAGAAGGCTCTGAAGTTGTCGGCTTCCCGAAAGATATAGTATCCTTCCTTGTCAACAAACTTCGCAACCAAGAGGTGAATAACTTTAGCATCGAGCCCATCAGTCTCTATGTCCCATATGATCTTTCTTTGTCCAAGTTGGTGTGTCATGCTCAAGCTTTCTGAGGTGATCAATTGCACGGAAGATATTATTAATTAGTTCTGTTACTCTTTCTCTATCCTCATCGTGCATCTTGGGTGGTCTGCTTGGGATAAGGTAATTCTCAAGGTACTGTTCCATCATCTCCTTGAAAGAAAAGATATTTTCAATAAAGGTATCTCCACCACTACAAACATAGATACCAACACCTTCCTCAGTAAGGTACGCATCTACGTACAACGGTACATCAACTTGCATACTAGACATTCTGTTCAGCCTCCTCTGAATTAACCGGGAGATCCGGTTGTTCTTCGATAAGCCTACCAGATTCGGTATGATACCGCAAGTGTGTAGCAAGTCCAGTCATACCACTGAACCTGTTCTTAACGACACGCACCCTTACGATGTGCCTCTCCGCTGGATCATCCGCTTGCGTATTACGCTCAAGACCCAGAATGATATTACTAAGCTGCCCAATTCCGGCAGTCCCGCGAATATCAGAAAGACTAACAGCAGCACCCTCTTCATGTGACTGACCATTAGGCTGTCTCCTGAGATGTGCAGCCATGATAATGCATACTGAGAGTTCAACCGTTAGTGTCTTAAGCTTCGTTGCAATCTCATCAAGAGCACGGCGTTCATCACCGTTAGACTGATCCGATACTACAATACTGATGTGGTCTAGGACAATATATTTGCAATCCAATGCGCGAACAAGATAACGAATAGTACCCAGAATCCTGTCAATACTATTAGATCCAAAGCTGTCATACAGAAAGACACGACCTGATCCAACAGTCGCCTTATATGCGTCATCGAACTCATCCTTCGTATACTCCGCATCGGGTAGATAGATACGCTTATTAGCATGGACTGACATAAGACCAAGACCAGTATCACGTATGGGTTCTTCTAAAAAGAGGACACCTACGTTAGCCTTCGTGTTATTAAGTAGACCATAGACTAACTCTCTGAGGAATTGTGTCTTTCCAACGCCTGTTCCAGCAATGACAGTAACAAGTTCTCCAGTCCTGAGTCCATAGGTATAGTCATTGACACCATTCCACGGGTAGTTAACAGAGTCATACTCAGGCTTTGTTCTGAGTAGATCATAGATGCTTGCCCCGGATACAATGCCATCAGGGGTGTATGGTCCTGCTGTTCTGTGCTGCTCATAGAACTCCTTAACATTACTGTTGACGAGGTAGTCAGAAGAATCCTTGTGCTGTGCAAGCTTCATGATCCTTACTTTCTTAGGATCAAACAAGGATGCTGCCTTAGTCTGTGCCTCCTGCCCTGCCTTGTCATTGTCAAAGGCAAAGACGATACGCTTAAAAGAATTAACCCACTCATAGTTACGCTTGAGATCTGAGACTGCCGTACTCGCAGAGCATACCGATACGACAGGTTCATTCAGCATCTGATAGGCAGAGAGTGCATCAAGCTCACCCTCTACAATCGTTAGGGTGTTACCACCCTGAGGGAATAGGTTCTGACCAAAGAGTTCTACACCACCCGGAGATCCAGACCAAGGGAAGCCAGCCTTGTCAGGCAACCGAGTCTTAACAGCGACAAGCTTACCATCCTTATAGTAAGGATACATATGCTTACCATCATGCTGGAGTACACGGTACAACTCGACAGTCTTAAGGTTAAGCTTACGGTCTAGGATAGGGCTGAGTTCACCCTTCATCTGGACCGGAGTGTTAGACATATCAGTCATCTCTTCACTTCCTTTGAAGTACTTATTACATGCGAAACAATACTGGTGATCACCGTAGTCATACAACCCATCACTCGATGTCCCACAGGGGCATGGTTGGTGTTTCTTCATTCTCTACTTCCTTGTATAGGACTGTCCTCTGTATAACATTCGAGCATTCTTTACATGGTGAGAACTTATAAACACCATCTCTTTTCTCTACCTGAATTTCCCCATCGGGACAATCCTTATTGCAAATGTAGCATCTCATGTTGTTCTTTCCCGATAGGGAAGATTATACAATCTCCCAACATCTGAAATGGAAATACTTACCAAGCTTCTCAACCTCTGCTTTGGGATACCCTACTTCTACAATCCAGTCAAGGATTCTATGCTTATGTTCCTCAGGACATACCTTGGGGAATGCATACCTCCACCCATCGGGAGGATCTACCATGAGTCTCATTCTCTTTACTCCTTTATTATGTACCGGGACCATACAGTCCACCGAACGGATCGAAACCTTTTACATCATTGCTGTTGAGTTGGTCATGATTAGTATCTTCTTCAGGCGGTGAGGGATTATCATTCTCATTAGTATCAGGCGTAGGGGTATCATCGTTATCAGTATCAGGTGCGGCAGGGGTAGTTACATCATTGTTCTTATCCCGCTTACCAAGTTTACCTTTCATGTTGGGGCTCTTCATTGAGAGCCCACCACCATTCGATGAGTTACAAGTACTATCATTCTTAGTGTTAGCCTTCCAACAGGCGGGCCTATCAGCACCAGTACATGCTGCGAGTACAAGCAAGGATGCACTGAGTAGAATAATCTTCTTCTTCATTGTTAGTAGTCCTTTAACTGTTGTTGAAAACTGTTGAGATATTCCTTCGTCTTATCGATACCATCAAGGTCAACGAGATCCCCGAGTGATACCTCTAATAGAGATAGTAATAGTTTCCTTCGTCGTTTCTTTACTGCTTTGATAGCTTGTTCATCAGTCATTGGGCTTCTCCTTCAGAGCGCGGATGGCGGCGGCAATCTCCTCGCCGTCTGAACTGCGGCGATACTCATCCAGCGCCACCTTCGCCGCTTCCTCCAGCACATCAGCGCGGATGAGGTCGATGGCGGCGCTGAACAGCTTTTCCTCGGTGTGGTTCACACCTGTTGCCAGATATTCGTTAGCGGCCAGCTTTGCCGCCTCCACCACCTCGGGCGGTATCTGTTCAGGTTTAATCATTGCCTTCTACCTTAGCGTCAACCTGTGGGTGGAGACAGATAGCATTCCACTCTATGAACTCACCAGCTTCCTTCTTCTTGTCGAGTGTCTCTGTTACAACCAGTTTATCAGGACACTCTGGTAGTTCCTTGCTATGCAGTTGTAGTTCCCCTTCATTAGTTAGAATAGCTAGGATAAATATCGCTACCTTCATGGTACTGTACTCCTCATGTTAAACCAATCTGTTGTACCTATGGATATATACATGTGTATATTCATGGATATAGTTCACCCCGTAGGTAAGTAACCTTATTCTATCGATTCTTTCGGAGTTGTAAAGGATAAAATCTAATCCCTGATTTCTATCAGTTCATGATAGGGAGACCCCGGTTCTTCTAGAAAGAAGTGGTTCTCCTGATCCATGCAGTACAGGCGGTAGTCGATAGCCTCAATGAGTAGATCCCAGTCTTCCTTAGGCAGGTTGATGAACAACATCATTATTCTCCATGTGTACAACGTAATAGCGAGTATGCTTTAAACCCCTAACGAAGGGTACTGAGGGGCGTTTGTCTGTATAGGGTACATCCCTACCATCATGATCATCCTTGCGGCTGTAGCGTACGTGCCTGTCGATTTTAAGGTAGTGTTTATAGACGAGGGCAAGGACTACGTTCTTCGTCAGACCAGTATGCTTACTGATCTTCTCACATGACAACCCTTGCTTGCGAAGGATGCAGATTATATCAATAGTATCCTGAGTATGATTAACCTTAGCCATATTCACGCCACTTTCTGAACACGATTGACAACAAGATTGATCTGACGATGGTTAATCTTCTTCTTAGGTGTATGCAACGGATAGACTATGAGATTAATAGAACTATCCCAACATGCACGACAAGGACCACACTTACCACCGCGAGTATAAGCATCGCACATCTTTCCATTAGAGATTGTATCTGTAACCGATTGTACTACTACTGATCCGTGTGTACTGGTATACACACCATTCGTACTAGGTGAGGAGAACCGAACGGATACATTCGGTAGTTCCTTCAGCCTATCCAACCAATACCTAATCTTAGGGATGTTATAAGACTTACTAGGAATCCAGTGGTTGCACCACGGTGTACGCCTTGCTACTTCATAGATCTTCTGTGCTAGTGCAGCAGTGTAGATATCACCGCTATCGAACCAGCGAAACCAACGCTCATTATCTAAGGCTGCAACCATATCATCTGCCCAATCAGTACGCTTCCAATCCTTCCGGTTATGCAAGCGCGGTGCTTTGACATTCTCCATACGATAGAAGCCTGTCTTGGCATAGCAATCAGCGCATACCTCGATGACTTCCTTACTCACTGGATTGATACTACCCGGACAGGTATCCCCTGCTTGGAGAGACCACGATTTACCCGGCATCTTACTAGCTTTAGACAGAAGGACAGGCATGTTACTTTCCTCTCATG